TTTCTCTTGTGTCAAAGCCACAGGCCTTTGATAGCTCGTCTGAACTTAATGTGGTTGGGCCGTTTTCTGTGTAAACTACTAAGCCTGTTTCTAACTGTCTTTTTGCAGTTGCATGTGGCAGGTAATCATTTACTGCTGTCTTGGATGTTTTTCTACCAACAGAAAAGTTTAGTGTTTCTAACGAACTAGGCTGAAACAAATCTTCTACTATGGCACTTAGAACTTTTTTGTTTGTTTCAGTTCTAAAAACTGTAGGCAAAAGATCAACTGCCTTAGGTTCTACCCCGTTGTTTAAATTCTGTCCAGGGTAGGTCTTAATAAGAGGTTCAGTTGGGTTAAGTTGTTTTGGATTTTTTTCCATTTGTCAGCCTTGATTAAACGTTTGTAATTGACATTGATCCAGTGATAACTTCTACATCACTGACTGTTGCGCTACTGATTAGCAATTCGTCATCTTCACAACGAATTTGGAATAGATCATTTGGAGTTAAGCCTCGTTGTCTTGGTACCAGCGCAATATTGCTGATGATTCCGCTTAACTGTGTGTGAATCCACGATGCCATATCTGTAAAGAAGAATGTTTCGCCAAAATCCCAATTGTCAACTGCAAAGTACTGATTGATCGATTCAATTACACGTGATCGAATTTCAGCGTCGCTGATACGTGTGCCGTCACTCTTGGTTACTCTGATTCTAACTTTGTTTCTCAAGTCAGATCCTTCTCCAAAAATTACTTTGTAAGTAACTGGATGGAATACAATACTATCGCTAACGCTCTTGTAAGGAACTACGCTTGCCATTAACTGTTCAATTCCATAAGATGTTAACGCCAATGGCTTTAAGCCGCTCTTTGCACCACCGGCAATCCAAGTTCTAAAAGCTTGATTGTATTCAGTGGTTAACACAAACATGTCAATTATGTTTGTAGTTGTAGGATCAACACGATTTTCACGCAAAGGTACATGGTTGTGTTGAACTTTTAAATCTTGTCTACCAGGAACATTTAAAATGTCAGCATTACCTGCTGAAGTTGGCACAAGAGTGTATTGGCCAACTGAATCTTTAAACGACACACGTTCTAAATTAATTTCCTGTCCTGCAACGATTCTGTCAATTACTTGTGGATCGTCAGGTACTAATGTTTCTGCAAGACCTGGTAACCACATTACAACTCTCTTAGAGTCGTAACGGCCATCATCTAATTTGAAATATTCGGCAATATCAAGTTGGTACTCAGTTGTAAAGCCATCATTTTGCTTTAAGAACTTGATAGTGTCTTTGATAGTGCGGCGTCTTGTTTGATCAATTCCTTTGCCAAACTTTTGATTGTGGAAGGTAAGCTGTTCTTTGCTACCAAATACAGTTTGATCTTTACGTAGAGTAGAGGTCCATACTTGTGTGTTGGAATCGTACTCTAAGCGAATTAACCAGCTTGCATCTAAAGCTTGATTAGTATTATTACCTGCAAATTCTGCACTGAATGAATTTACCTTGTCAACGTTATCAGCTCTGACAACCCTCCAGCGGTCGTTAATTTGATCGTAGCGCAAACCAAAAGAACGAGTTGCTTCAATTTCTCGCATGATTTCAGTTTTCTCTGTAACAACAAAAATGCTACGAAGTGAAGGGAACCATTCAGTTACTGAGAATGCTCCAATGTTTGAAATAATGTTGTTTAAAAACACCGCGCCTTGGCCGTTTGCTCGACGGCCGGTATTTTGACCAGCTTCGTTGGCTAGACCAAAACCTTCTCGGTATACGTCAAGAATTTTTGACCATTTACCGTCTTGTGTCTTTATCAATGTATTCTTTTTGATTGTACGGAATTTTAAGTCTGGTGTACCTCTACCAATACGAAGAGGCGCATCCTCTGTACCTAGTGCAGTAAAATATCCGTGTGTTGTAGAAGAAGTAGTATCAACAGTTACCCAGTTAACCGGTGTTGCTGGCTTTATTGAGCTATACTTCTTGTAATATAATTGATGAACTCCTCTTTCAAGTAAGGTGTTCTCAATCCAGGCAAACACTTCTTGCTTGCCAATGTCTCCGCGAATAGTATCTTCGCTTGTGATTTCGCTAGAGTAAATGAACGCATCGTCAGCAAGTGTAATCACCGGGCGATATGTTCCTGTTGGATCTTGGAAATCGTTGTAAACACTTTGTCCAGAATGTATTCTGTTAAGTGCTTTAATTTTATCAACGGCTCCAACTTTGCCTTCAGGATAGATATTGTAATCGCTTGCAGTAATCATACGATCTTGGCTTGCCGCAGTTCTACTTGCACGAGCCTTGATTTGATCAAGTGATTCGTTGGCAGCACTGCCAACTGGAGTAATTAACTGAAGTGTGCAAATGAAATCTTGTTCTGTACCTGTACTGTCTACATAACGAATTGCAATTTGTAATCCAGCAACATCAATTGGGTTGAATACCACTGATTCATTTGCACTCTGTCTGTACCAAATTCTAATGTTACCTGTAGGAATATCACCAAACACACCATCACTAAATTTAATAGAGATAGAATCGTTTTCACGTGTCACTACTTCGTAAATTTGTCTTTCGTCTTTGTCAACTGCATTGAATGCAATGTTTTTACCTACTGTGCTTGGCACTTGTTTCCATGTAGATAATACGCGGCCAGTTGCGTCAATACTTTGCACCCAAATGTCTGTTTCGTTGATATTTGTGCCAGTAATGTCGATTACACGATTTTCAACCATGTTTGTTAAAACATAGTCTTCAAACTTTAATGTTCCTTGCTTGAATAGGAAGAACCAACCGTTACTTGGATTGGCATATCCAGTGCCGTCATTGTTGAATAACATTGACAAATATCCATACGGATTGGGATCACTTTCAATTGCCAACTGACTTTCAAGGTCAATGTTAATTGGTGTAATTTCACAAGGGTACTGAGAACTGTTACGAGCACTCAAATTGAATGTTTCTACCATTGTGCGATTAACAGGTTGAGCAACTTGATAAAGTTGTCTAACAACACCATTGGTTGTGATACTGCTAATTGGGCGACCAATTGGATTTGATTTGTTTAAAACTTCATTTAGTATTACTGTAAACTGTTCGTTAAAATCAGTGTTAAGAGGATCGCCCCATACAATAGTCTGACCAGCTAAGTTTTGACCCTTACTATCATAAATGTTTTGACTTGTGCTTATTGCACTTAGTCGTAAGAAACCACCAGCGGCACTGTTACGAAAAGGCTTATAACCTAATTGGCGGGCAATACTTAAAACGTTGCCTCTTACTTCGGCTGTTTCTAAAAATGTTTCTCTTACGTTTAAGTCTGAACGGAACGCAAGGTTCTGTCCAATAAAGGACATCATGTCAATCAGTGCAACATACTCGCTGGAATTAATAAAGTCGTTGAAATCTTCTGGATAATTTGTCTGGACATAGTTAAGCAATGCTGTTCTTAGGCTTTCAAAATCGTAAGCCTTGAAATCAGCGTTTACTAGATATCTATAATTGTTAAGCCAGCTCTCAGCGGCATATAACTGTCCAAGTCGTCGAGTTTGGCTCATACTGTATTAGTTCCTTTGTCGTATGTCAATGGTAAAATAACTGTTTCTGCAGATGGCAAATATGTAACAATTACCTCAATGTTAAGTGCGTTAGGGCCTTCTGTAATCGTTACACTTTGTAACGCCCAACGTGGATCATTTTTAATAATTCTACGCACATCTTCGTCTATCAATCTAATTGTTCGATCATCCAATGGCTCGAACAACATGTCCCAAACTATGCTTCCAAATTCTGGGAGCATGATTCTTTCTCCCTTTTTGGTGTTAAAATGGTTTAATAGATCTTGCTTTGCTAGGTCAAGATCATAGCGAGTAGGGCTCAAAAAACTTGTTCCTACTGAGCTATAACCACGAAATTTAGATTTGTAGACTGGCATGCACCTATTTACCAGTCGGTAATAAGCTGGGTTTTATCAGGCTTGATTTGATGTAGCATCTGGCGCTTTTGGCGGGACATTGCCATCAATATGTGGGTGACCGTATTTGTCACGTAACTGAGTCAATGTAAGATTGCTACCATACGGAACTTGTCCTGTATTCAAGTAATAGCTTCTTTCCCATTGGGCTAAATGCTGTGCAGTTGGGCGACCATAAGAGTTTCCTACTCGTGTTCCAG